TTTGAGAGGTGCTTTTGGTGGAACTCCAACCCCTCCCCATTCGAGGTCAGAGGGTAGAGTGACATCTCCTTCCAGAGGCCGTTGAAGTTGGTAAACCGTTTCACGATCATCTGCCGAGCCTATCTACCTCACCCCTGAATATGTGTAATGAGAAGAGGTGCATAGTCAGTGTCCCGATGGTTACACTCTCCCAGTTCTTCGGGCTCTTGAGTTTCAACTCCTCGAGCACCCAGAGTGCTAGGCGGCAGGCCATGTACGCGTCGTCCCGGAAATGGCGGAAGAAGTCGCAGGATCGGATTGGATAGATGATGTGTAGCTGTCCCCCTCTCTGCATGAAGTGGTAGCCTAAGGTGCAGGGTACCCTCCCCTCATGAGATACGCCGGTGTCCTCGGGGAACCAGATGGGTAAGTACGCCTGCCGGGTCAATGGCTGGCGGGTGAGCAGGTTCACTACGGCGTCGAGGGTCCCATAGGTGTACCGTATCCCCATCAGCCCCGGAGGCCAGAACCTTTCTGGGTAAGTGTGTGAGAACTTCTTGCCATCCACCTCCTTGGTCTGCTCGCTGCTGGCCTGCCAGAAGGGCCATCGGACATAGGAGGGCGCCGGGTTGTACGGGATCCCGGAAACTCGTTCACCGAAGTGTTCGTCCGCCCACGGGAGATTCGGTTCGATTTGGAGTTTCAACATCGTCAACCCCACCGGGATCTGGTAGCAAAACGAGTGATTGAAGATCTCACGAGAGACGAACGCAGGGAGCTTGTCGAGGGGGAGGTCCTGCCCTTGCCAGTGTCCCACTGGGACGTTGTCTGCTTCGTAGTGGAACTTCCGGACGATCTCGTTAACTACGGACTGAAAGCTGGTTTGGATTTTCATCTGGGACAGCCTCGCATTATTCTAATTTACCCCCACCTACCAAGTCAAGGTAAGACGCTTGTTCTAGTAACCCTTTCCGGGTGATACTAGAACAAGTGTTCTTTTTGAGTGTAGTTCGCTGTCCATCTAAATACACCCGTGTTCTCCGTTTGGTGCCCCCCACGGCCATCCCAGGCCCAGTTACACTCGGCTTTTTTGTTTCCGGATCGCTTTCCTCTTCACTCCTTATGCCCTTTCCAAAGTGAGAGGTCCTGAGTCCATACGTCCGGCAGTGGCTCGCCCCTTTCGAGTTGCTGTACTCGGGCGGCCACTCTCCTCTGGCGGCCGTATGGGATGTTCTCCTCGGTGGGCTCCAGGAACCGGATCTTCTTATAGCGGTTCTCGACGAACATGGCCAACTTGCACCCCGTCTTGATGAACTCCTCCATCTGGTGGCGATAGAGTAGATAGGGCATGGTATCCCACGAGGTCGTGTGAATCACGGAGCAGAACCATGTGAAGGCGATAGGACCCCGGATGTTATGCACCCTCTTGATTTCCGTGGCGAGGTTAGACACGAGCGCCAACTCCATTGTAGCGGTGGTGGGCATTCGTGCCGCCCGGGAATATAGCGTCATTGTGGGGTGGGGTTTCTTTCGGAACGAGATCCCGAGAAAGCATGATCCCCAGCGGTGACCTTCGAGCTCCGGGTTCTTCAGAGAGGGGCGGACTTTGGTCTCACCATCCGAGCTGAAGAGGTTCACGATCGTCGCATTCTGGATGGGTATGGAGTCGATCCACTTTCTCAAGTTGCCCTTCTTGACGTACTGAGTCAAGAATCTTGACCACCTCGCCTGGGTGATCCCGATAGACGCGAGGTTGAACTCAAATACGCAGGTCTTGCTCTTCAAGAGGTTGTCGTAGCTGTACACAGTGGGAAACTTGAAGAGGTCGACATGCTCTTCTGATTGCCAGATCATCCCCTCCACGACACCGTGGTGGAGGTCGGTTATGCTTTCATACGGGATTTTCGTCAGGAACATTACGCTACTCCCTTGTTGGGATACTTCACCCAGTCCCGCTTGGAGACCTCGTTCCACGTCTTGACGAAGCAGTTGACCAAGTCGAGGCTGTTCGTGTTACAGTAGTTTAACAAGAAGACGAGAAGGTCGCCGACGGCATCTTCTCTTTGGGCCTCGAGGTCTTCTCCCCCGCGAATACCCTGGACCACTTTCAGGTGAGCATGGGCGAGTTCTCCGGCTTCTTCCAAGATACCGAGAAGAGACTCGTACTTTTGGGAATTCGGGAAGTTTCTTCGATGCCACTTCCCAGTCTCAATCTGGGCCTCTCTTAGACCCTCCAACTGCTGATGGTTCACATTATCTCTCCTCTCTGTTCTTCGAGAACGTAGGCCTTGATTGCCTCGGACAGGATCCGGTCGGCCTCCTCCCCTCTGGTGAAGTCGTATTGGAGAATCCGGAAGTCCCGTATCCAGTGAGCATACCCCCTGTCATAGGCGGCGACAATCTCATCGTAGTGCTCGAGTACGCCGCTCATCTGGTCTCTGACGAGCCTCGAGACGTGTAGAGTGGTCACCGGAGGACGACAGTATATAACCAGTGGCCGTATCTTTAGGAGCCTCTCCCTCAGGGCTACAAACTCCGCCGTACTCATGCAGGGTCTCTGCCGAAGAACCGGTCCATAAACTGACTCGGAGAAGTACGGGAATCGGTCGAGAATGCATACGGGCTTCGCATTCTTGAGCGCCTTTATGGCCCACTCATACAGGCCATTATCCAGTGGTCCAGGGGAGTGAGTGACCTGCACGTCATAATTGTCCGGCGGCCTCCCATGCCAGCGCCGGACTATCTTGGGAGTGAGCATTGACTTGCCGCCACCGTCTGGACCCTCTAGAATTATCATGAAGTTCTCCTTCTCCTATACTCCAGGATCCGGTCTGACAGGTCCTCCTTACTGAGGAGGCTACGCCCTATGTCCAGCTCGTCAGTGGTATTCTTGGCGATGAGGTGGATGTACAGGGCCTTCTGCCCCCTACAGATAATCCGGTCACAGGCTTGAGTGTAATGCCCGTAGTCGAAGTCTCGGCTGTAGAAGATGGCGATGGGGGCGGAGCTTAGGTCTATGCCGAGGGCGCCAATCGAGATCTGGGCGATGAACACCAGCGTCTTTGGATCATCCCGGAACGAGTCGATGGACTGGTCGCGGTCGGACTTGCTCAAGCTCCCCGTCAACGTAACTGCTCCTATGTGGTTCTCCCGGCACATCGCGGCGATCTGCTCAATCTCCCACAGGAACCGGCAGAAGACCACCACCTTGCGATCGGGGTAGGTGTAGTTCTGGAGCAGCTCTTTGAGGGCGAACAACTTCTCGGTACCAATAGAGTGGGCCACCCCGTCTTGGTCGACTACGAAACCCCCTGTGATTTGCGAGAGCCGGAGTAGTTTGGTCAGGACGATGGGGGCGATGGCACTCGACCCGCCCCCCAGATCCAAGAAGAACTCCTTCTCCATTCTGTCATAAACCTTCCGGGAGCTGGGTTGGAGCACGACTTCCACATCTTGGTAGGTTCTTCCCGGCAATTGGAGACACTCATCAGCGGAGATGATGTATGAGTCCCGGGCGATGATCCTCCTCAGGTGCTCGAGATTCTTGTACCTCACAATCTCGTAGTTCATGTACCCACCGAACACGGCGTAGGTGGCCTGGAACCTGAACCAGTTGTCCCCCAGTACTCCGGGCTTCAAGAACTTCCATTGACCGAAGATATCGAGGGGAGACCTAGTTATCAGAGTCCCCGTGAGAATCAGCTTGTACTGGGCGTCTCGCCAGGAGGCCACCGCCTTGCTTCTCCGGGATGTTGGGTTCTTAATCAGGTGGCTCTCGTCGGCGATGACACACTGGGGCTTGAATGCGTCGAGCTGTTTCTTGAGGTCTGGGTACCAGCACGAGTCGTAGTTGACTAGGACGAAGGTCAAGTCCTCGCTGGCCTTCATCTCCGAGAGCGCCTTCGCCCTCTTCGTGACGCCCCCTTCTGGCCTGAAGACTCTGCGGGGCACCATGTTGCCGAGGTGCTTTTCGATCTCCCGCTCCCACACCGTCAGCACGGTGAGCGGAGCGATAACCAGCACCCTCCTCAGGCCCTGGAAGTAGAGCCGTCCACAGAAGTCTATGGCCACCTTCGTCTTCCCGGTCCTGGGCTCCATGAGTAACGCCCCGCCCTTACCATGCATCATCTTGGCCAGTGCGCATACCTGATGGTTGTAGGCCCGTGTCTTCGAGAAGTATGGTCCAGGCATGGCCGCTCCTAGTGAGTCTCGGCGTCTTCGCCCGTGACTCCCCAGTCCTTCCAGTTAATCAAGGACGAGTCGAACGGCTGGGGCTTACCCCCATGGTATACCCAGAATCCGGGGTTCCACCTCGGGTGGGTCGTTACGCCTCCCAGGTGGAGGTACTCCTGCTTGGCCCTCTCGAACATCCCTCCCAAGTCTATGCCAACGTAGCGCCCGCTAATGTCGTGCTTGTATCCGATGAAGTGCCCATGACCGCAGGCTACGTTCTTGTGGAAGATGGCGGCGAGCTGGGACGCAACCCGGGCTGCATCACGAGAGTACGACTGGGGATGCTCCAGTCTCCACCCCGAGTTCAACAGCATGGTGGAGCTGGGGGTGATTATGAGTTCCCCGGGTTCGTGCTCGCTCACCAGGTCGGCCAGGGCGGGGATCACGTCGTGGCCGCTGAGGGCATGGAGCAGTCTGTCCTCGTGGTTGCCTCGGCTCCAGTAGATCTTGTCAAATGACCGGAGGAGCACTTGAAGGAGGGAGATCACGACCTTGAACTCCTGATTCAAGTCTCCGGACGAACGGTCACGGACCATGAACCGAGAGATCCATTTGAGATCCGTCAGATCCCCCACGATCGCGAGCTGCTTAACTTCGAGTCTCTTGGAGACCGCCAGCATTCTCCGTAACCACTTCATGGAGAAGTACGGGGCATGCCAATCCGAAGTGAGAACCGTGTCCCCCTCGATCTTGAGCATTTGTTCGGGGTACGTTGGCAGGTCCTTGATCATCTCCTCCAGCCTGCCAATCTGGTTGAGATGCTCTCGAGCCGTTGACTCGGACACGCCTGCTCTCTTGGCGATCTCCGATATTGGGGTCCCGGTTCTTCGGAGATGTATGAGTTTCTTCTCCTCAGGACCGCTGGGCCATTTTCCATTCATCGTCCACTCCTCAGATGTTGATTAGAATCTCGTCCGGCGTAATCTCCTCGAGTACCCCCTCCAGGAACGCCTCCTCGTAGGCGTTGGGGGTAGCGGTAACCCCGTTGGGGAGTATATCTTGTCCTATGAGTTCGTACGCCTTGTCAGCAGCACGGGTGCATATCAGGGACCTCTTGTCGCCTATGGACGGTATCTCCAGGACAGTGAGACGCCTTAATCTCCGCTCGCGTATCAGTATTCTTGTCCACTTGCAAAGAGAAGCTATCAAGAGCTTCGCTAGATAATCGTACCCATAGGACCGGCTCCCATAGCACGTAAGGCAGACGGGGGCAGCTCTCCGGTCCTTTCGCGATATAAACCGAGGGCGAAAGAACCTGAGGTCCTTGCCGATGTATTTCGAGAGGCGGCCAATCGCTACGGCCTGGCCGATGGGTCCTGCTTTAGGGAGGGGGTGGAGAAGTAGGTCGACTACGGTCTCAAGTGGAGAGCCCTCGCCCAGAGACTCGAGAATCACTCGGTCACCGTCGTTGGTGGTCATCCAGATTAGGCCGAAATGGAACCGGTCTGTTTTCGGTGCGATGAGATTCCGGCAGGCCCACCCAGAGAACCACCCCCCCTTGACGGCGAATATGTCGCCGGACTCCAGCCCGAGATTCAGGATAGACTCGCGAGTTAGGATCATATCGACACGTCCGTGTTACGCATCGTGTCGTCGGTCTCAATATCGTCGGGTTCTACGAACTGGTCCACCTCCGCGGCGAGCTTGTTGTGGAGTTGGTTAACCTTCTCGATTAGTGACTTCACATTGGCCGCGGCCGTATCAGTGGTTGAAGCCGCAGGGATCGAGACCCCATAGACTGCCATATTCTACCCCCCTACGAGAACCTTACTATGAGACGCGGAGTGTACTTGGCGTCGAATGCCACGAAGCCCGAGATGAGGGCGAACTCCAACGAAGTTGCTCCGGGATCCACGTTGTCAATGTCCCTCTCACTTCGAAGAGCGAATCTCGTGATACCCCCCTTATTGATGGCGGCGATCCCGGTAGAATTGAGTACCAAGGTCTTCCACCCAACTAAGCCATCTATGGCGAGGTCGTCCGCCAATTTGGTAGTCTGGTTCTTGAGGGTGCCGTAGTCTGCGAGAACGAGCGGGCTGTCGACACCCCCGTTGGAGACTAGGATTAGATCCCATGCGTTGTCAATGTGTTCGGCCTGGGTCTTGAAGATGATGTAGGCCTCGGCAATCGTGTCCCCGGCCAGGAGTGCACTCGTATTGAACTCGAGGTATGCCCTCCACATGGTCCCCGAGAGCCAGGACCCGCCGGAGTGGATAATCCATTGTCCGACTGCGATCTCAGCGGGGACGAGGCTCGCCCCATCATTGTTGACCGAAGTCGCGTTGGCGTCGTCATGGAGGTCGGCGTAGTCTATCCCGCTGTCCCTCTGAGCATACCCACTATGGGTGAGCGGGAATTGCTGGAACTTGTTGACTTCCCACAACTCCCAGAAGGTTTCCCACAAGTTGGTCGAAGCGTTCCACCGTTGTGTTATTCCCTCGATGTGGTAGGCCTGGTTTATCCCAGCTGGGTTCCGGGTGCTGTTCAAGACCAGAGTAATCCGGGTGCTCAGATCATAGCCCAAGACTTTCGGGTAGAGATCTGCAGCGGAAGCGTCGGGCTTAATCAGGAGGGACTTGACTCGTAGGGACGACTGCTTGTATCTCTGGACCAACTCGAAGGCCTGGGTGTTCGCGTCATACTCATGGTAGATTAGGGAGTCGCGGCGGACTATCGCCCTGGGCAGCTGAGTAAGTTGAAGAGCCCCGTCGATTAGGACTTGTCCCTCGATCCCGTCACCGAAGATATCGGCCTCATTGTAGGTGAACTCGTCGTCGTCTACCAGATCGGGGAGGACGTACTTCGAGTTCGTGCCGTCATCCCGGAACGTAGCCTGTGACGTGTTGTACGGGGACTTAGTCCGGGCAATGGAGTCATGGAACGTGAGTATCCCCGACACCGAGACGAACATGTTTCCGTTCTCAGATTCCACGGTTTTGAAGAGGGCTTCCAGGGCGTTGGTGCCCCCCACTCCAGGACTTATCTCAATGAGAAGTACCTGCCCCGTGTCGATGGAGCAGAGAGCCGTGGGCCAACCTACTTCCAGGACTATGTCCTGGAACCGAGCCCCACTTAGGACGGCGGGGAACTTCTTGACTGCCGCGCCGTTGGCCGTGAGATAGGCGCCTGTCAGAAGTGACCCCAAAGTAATCAGGTTCAGCGATGGGCTCACCTGCTGTACCGTGTTGTTCTCCGAACCGTTGTCGTCGTAGATCCGGATGTTCTGCCCCTCGACTAGGCCGTAGGTGCTCGCCACGTGAACATGCGCATCGCCGACATTTCCATTTTCTGTCAGGAGGGGGTTAGCATCAATGATCCTGTACTTCGCGAAGCTCTTGAAAATGTCCACACAGCTCACGGTCACGATGGGGTTGAAGCCCCCCGTCTTCTCCAACCACTTGGGCTCGAATCCCTCAACCACCCCATAGAAAAGTGGATACGAGATGCCGTTGTAGGGCCGGGAGATGCGGACCAGAGTCAGGGGCTTGACGTTCGGGTAGAAAGTCCCAGCTGCGTTGTTCCGCCACCAATCTCCGGCGGCATTGTTTAGAATCAGCACGGCCTCCCCCGCCTCGCACCTATCCAGCTGGTGCTGGCGCCCCCTCTTGATGTACTGGTCCATGAAATAGGAGGACACGTCGGTCCAGGTGGGTGTTGTCGTGAAGATTGACTGACCGAACGCCATCTCAAGCACGGTCGACAAGGTTACCGCGACGTCTGCCCTAACCCCCCAGGTTGCCCGGACGGGAACGCCCGGCGAAGAGGCGGGGAGCACGCTCACGTTCAGAAGGTCGCCGTCCGCCACCGCCACGTCTGTCGTAATCACCCCGGTGGTGTCGGTGCCTGACACCGTAATCTCCATAGCGGTAGGGCTGCCGTTCAGCTGGACGGTGAACTTCCAGCTGTTGCCTGCCCCTGGGGCGGATGACAGCCAGATTCTCATCGTCTTCAGGGTGCACGCAATCATCGGCTGCTGGCCACCGCCGACGGCGGGCACAATCCTGTCGTCCACGAAGCCCGAGACTCTGGTGCCCGAATTGACCAGCGTGGCCTCGCCACCGGAGTAGACGGTCTGACCTATGGTAGTAGGGACTATGGTGCATGAGGTGAAGGCGAGGATGTTGGTGTTCGCCCCCGTATTAGTCTGCCGGATATTTAGAACATCCCCATCGGCGAATGACACCTCCGTGGCCGATGTAGCAGTTGTATCGGTCCCACTTATCGTGGCAGCTAGGGCCGTAGCAAGACCGTTCTTCATCAAGGTGAAAGTCCTGGTGCTGCCTACCCCCGGCGCCGCCACCATCTTGGCGTATATCCCCCGTATCGTGCCCGCTATGGGCATGACCTGCTGAGACGTGTTTATGTCAAGGGCAATCTCTCCCCCGCAGCCGATGAGCGCCCAGTACTGGGGCGTCCCTCCTACGCCCCCGCCATTGACAGCCGGGGCCGCCAGCTCGTCGCTCGCGTCAGAGGTGAACTCCGTTAACCAAGCGGCTTTTGTGCTGGAGCCCCCGCCGACGGGCGCGCATTGAACAGACAGGTAATCCCCTGGGGACACGGCCACGTCGGCCTCTACGCTGCCGCTGGAGACCGGATACGCCAAAGCCACGGACAGCCCGGTTGGCGACCCGTTTTTCAGGAGGGTGAAGGTGAATGTGCCGAGAGTATGGCTGGTCAGCCATATGCTCAGCTTGGTGAGCGTGCCCGATGTGCCGAACATGGCCCTGACTCCGATCGCCGTCTCCAATGACCCCCAAGTCTGCCCACCGACGAAACTGTTGTACTCGGTGTTGGAGGGGTGGAGGGGATCGAGTGTCTGCCCCGGAAACGCCTGGTTCATCTTTCTATCCCCGTAGTGGAGTTCCTGCCCTTTTTCTGGAGCAGCCCCCTCTGGACGTTGTCGGAGAGCTGCCGCTCAGTTACGACAGAGCCTGCGATGTGTTGGACAACCGTCGTCTTCGGAACGTTATCAGCGGGGGATATGCCCTGCGACATCTTGGTCACCCCGTAAATCGTGGCCCCTGCCACGGCGGCCCCGATCGCCAGCTTGGCCCAACCCCCAGGACCTGCCAGGGCATTAGCAATGATCTGGGTGATGTTCAACTTTTGGAGGGCCGAGGTCATGCGGGCGATGGCTCCGACGAACTGGACAGTAGAGGATACGGCGGTCATTATCCCACCCACCATAAAGAGCATGTTCCCCGCCGCCTTCGCCGTCTCGTCGTTGGACGCTTTCAAGCTCACCCCCATGCCGAGGAACGCCGAGCCGAGAAACCCCACCCCCATGCCCAGTTCCCGGAGTGAGCTCTTGCTCCTAGCGAGCCCCTCCTGGAGCTCGCTGTTGAACCCCTTGAGAACAGGGGTAGCGGTGTCCTGCATCGAGAGCATAACTTCGATGTTGTTGATCCCCATTGTCATAGTGACAGCCTCCCCCCGTACTTGATTACGTCCTTCACTGTCTTGTAGGCTATGATCATCTCAACCATCCGGTGGGGCATATTGTCTAACTCGGTCACCGTTGGAGAGGAGCCCGACTCCACGATCCAGAAAACCTCTCTCGCCTCTATCGGCATATCTCTCCCCATCTGGAGGGCGATGTAAACACCCTCGCAGAACCTCTTCCGGTCTATCCGACTAAAGGGCTGGCCTTGTACAGGCGGTCCATCTCCTTCACGAGCGTCTTGTAGTCGGCGTCTAGCAGTAGGGTGTCATAGACTTCCGGTGTCACGGGACCGAGTGACCACTCCTTCACTTGATTGAGGATGTAGATCCGGTTCACCGCCTCGGCGTCGATCTTGCTGAAGTCTACCACATAGTCCGGGTTGACGAGCTCGATCCCTGCTTGGAGGGACGACAGCTTTACTCCTTTCGAGTCCGCCGGAGTCATGGCCCTTCTGAGCTCGGCCTCGTGGAGCCTAGCCGTTTTTCTCAAGACGTCCGTGAACACGATGGCGTAACCAGACCGGAGATCAATTCGGGTTGTTGGCAGTTCCATTCTCTTCTCCTACGCAACACCGACGGTAATGGCGTTGTCTACCTGGAACTCCGCATGAACCGTCACGACGTCGCCAACCACACTGGTGACCTCGTAGACTGGCATATAGGCGCTTCCCGAGAACTTCGGGTTGCCCGTCGTGGCGCCAGCGGGGTAGTACTCGAACGCCCTCAAGGCCTGAGCGGTGAAGATTGTGCTCAGGACTGTGTGGACGCCGATGCTGGTGATCTGGTTGAACAGGAACTCGACGGAGAAGTGGGACACAAAGATCGAAGGTCCGGGCCTCTCCCCCGTAGACCCGTAGGTGGTGACGTCGTTCACCTTGTACTGTCCGGGCAGTCCGCGGGACTCTTTGATGTAAGCGGACAGGTCTCGAAGCTGAGAACCGTCGTGCAGCTTGAAGACGGTTACCTTGGCGTCAAAGAAGACATTCTGGTCAGCAGCCATTTAGATCCCTCCTTTAATACGTTTCTATCTGCTCCAGATTCAGCGGCAGGATCATGCCTGCCATGAAGGGCGCGGTGGTCATGGCGTCCGTCAAGGTCACCTGCCCAGCCACTGTGATCCGGTAACCAATGGTTGACTCCCCAGTCCGACACATCTCCAAGAACCCGAGGATGTATCGGCATAGGCGGCGGAACCGTTTCTCCACGTCGTCGTGTCCATGGAAGACGATGAGATCCACACGATTCACGAGATGCAGGTTGTCCGCTCTCTGGTCCACCGGAGTCCAGCTGTTTCCGTGGATAACGGCTGAGGGGTTCTCCGGGATCACGAGGGGCAAGCTGCCCTTGTACCAGTGAGCAATAGAGGGCAGCGTGTCATCCGTGTATCGCGTATTGAGGTCCGTGATCTTGGCAGCCACGTTTGCCTCAAGATAAGAATCGAGTTGGTCTACCGCCTTCTCGAGGAGATACACTGTCATTGTAGTCCTGCCTCCTTGGCCTTCTGGAAAACGAACCGGTGGATCATCTTCATCCACCGCATCTTATCGTCTTCGGTCAGGCTCACCACTGGGCGCGCTGGCATTCTCGCTGTGCCCCTCTGGTGGTACACCCCATAGGGCACGGTCGGGTACATTCTCAGACTCTTCTCAGTGAACTCCGCAGCTAGGCCACCCGTCATCTGGCCGAATAGAAACCCGGAGCGCTGGAGGATGGGCTGGCCGGGGTAGTACTTCCGCTTCCACCTATCATAGCTGAGGCTCAATGGAGCCCAGGGTATCGCCCCTCTTGCCCCCTGGGTTCCAAACTGCTGCCTCTCGATCTCGAAGAAGTCGTCGCGAATTTGGATCCAGACCTCTAGGAAGTTCTCGATGCTTTCTCCCCAGCGGCTGAGTCCCCGACTCAGGACTACGTCCCCCAATACCTCGAACCTCACGTAGAGTGGCATAAAGCACCTCGGGATAGTGTCCTGGAAGCTCGCGTGGGGTCGTAAGAGACACGTACGCCCCCTTCCCAGGTCATACCGGTGTGTTTAGATAGGTATGAAACCTGGGAACCTAATTTGAGGCGAGGGTAGCCTGTCATCAAAAGTCCTTGTTCTTCCTGACTTTGGGCTTCTGCCAGTCGTACGTGTTCTCCGGCTCCGTCTCCTCCGCCTCGTGCTCCGAGTGGAACGAAAAAGGCCCTACGTGGCCGGACGAGTCAGTCGCCGCAGCACTGGGGAGCTCTCCTGTTTTCAGCCAGTCGAGAAAGTCCTTGTACATCTTCCAGAGATTCTGGCCGTGGGGTGAGCCGCCTGGAGTACCTCCCGCCTCGGGGAACATCGCCATCTCGGCGAGAGCGGCAGCCCCTTGGGCGTTGGCCAGTTTGAGAGAGCCTACTAGCGAGGCGGGCGACGTGACGGGAACTGACAGCCCTCGGCCTAGCAGGATTGAGTCTATCTCGTGACCGATCTGGGTCATGAAGTCCCCGACTTCCGAGGAGCTGGGACTCGTCGTGGCCGAGTACGTCGGCCGCTGAGAGTTCAGCCCCTGGACGTCGGCAATAACACAGTATGCCATGTTCTCCCCCTACCGCGTCAGCAGAGTTACTTTGTTCAGGGCCTTTGAGTCCGGGTTGTACCTGATCTCCACCGTCTCCATGAACGGGATGGTCACATGCCCCGACAACTCCAAGTCGTCGCCGTCCGCGAAGAACAAGGTGGTCGTGGTGATTACGCCGTCCACGTACCCGTACCGAATGGCGATGATACGATTCTCAACTTTCGCCATTCTTGTCCGCCTTCGTGAAGTGGATAGCGACCGGAGCATTCTGGAGGATAGAGGTACCGACTATCCCCGACGCGTCCAGCTTCCGGATGATCTCCATCTCGGCCTTATCCGCCGTGAGGACCACTTCCATAGTGACCTTGACTTTCATTCACCTTCTCCTTTCTTGAGAGTCCCAGGGCGGGCAGGGAGGTGTTTCCCCCCTGCCCGTAGTTGCGACCTTCAAGCCTGAGTTAACAGGGCCTACTGGTCGTGGAACTTGATGGCCGTCCTCGGGTCGCCGAACCCAGCAGCGAACCGGTCGTCCACGCCGTACAAGAATGTCTTGTTCTTGAAGACGTGGTCGTTGTCCGGCGCGGTCAGGGATACGAACTCCACGTCCTTGCGGAGCTGGAAGATCAGGGGCTTCACTTCCGCCGTGGTGCAGAGTACGTACCAGTCGTCGGTGTCGGCGTCGATCCAGGGCGAGGCGAAGACCCGGCTGGGGGAGAAGATACCCGCCTCAGGACGGACGGTACCCGCCACTCCCGGCAGAAGCGCCTGGAGGATGGCGATCTTCATGGTGGGGGCGCAGATGATGGTGTCGGGCACCAGCCCCATCGGTACGCCCTTGTCGTCTTTGAACAGCATCATGGTCTGGAACGCCAGGGCCATTGCCGTGCGGATCTCGGCCTCACTGCCGGAATAGGCGCCGGACTTGTAGTTGTCGATGGTCCCGCTGGAGCCGATGGTGCGGTTGGTCAGGAAGAACGCGGACCCATCGTAGGCCAGGTCGGTGATACCGTCGTCCAGCTTGGAGACCACCACCTGGTTGTAGTGACGGGCAGCCCGGCGTGCCAGGCCTTGGATGCGGGTGGGCATCATGCCATACTTGTCGTCCTCGTAGGCGTCGCGGTCAACTTCCACCGTGCCCTCGTAGTGAAGGTTGGTGAGGGTATAGGTGTAGTTCTTCATGGCCTGGTACTGCCGCTGGTCCTTCCACTCGTTCATAGTGGCGACGGCGCCCATCCAGGCATAGGTCTCCTTGTCCGTGGTGCTGGTCATGAGCGAGGCGATCTCCTTCCAGAGAGTGTACTCCTGGAAGGCCTCGTCCAGAGCCTGCTTGAAAATGACCCGGTAGTTGGTCATCATCGCAGCAAGGAAGTCAGTCGTTACGTTTGCCAACTTGGTTTCTCCTTTCTTGGATTTGTCTCTACTTTTTTGGGGGGTCTCTCGGCGGGTCCTGGGCCTTCCTGATCGCGATGAGCTCCTCGAGAATCTGAATTGCCCCCGTGTTTGCGTCGAGATCCCCCCTCAGCCGGAGTATTGCCTGCTGACACTCGTCCCTCTTCGCAACTAGGATTTCCAGTGTAATCTCCACTCGTTTTACCCCCTCGTGTCTTATCCGGTCGTTCTAGCCACCGGTCGGGCTGTCGTAGGTTGCAATGTAGCGGACCGCTGTGCCAATCTTCACCTTGATCCACCCATTGATAGTAGATGGGTTCTCGGAAGACGAGGCGATCTGCCCGTCGTCCGGTAACAGGGCTAGCCCATTCCAGGGCTGGGCGTCCCCATGAGTTATGACATGCAGGACGTAGATGCCGCCAGTTACGGCCTTCGCCGTGTTGTTCATCGCCTTCAGGACGGAGAGTGTGCCAGTAATTGTACCGGCACCACTGGGAGATCCCAGGGTGGCCTCATATCCTCTCACGTCTCCGGTGATGGCTCCAGCAGTGGCATGGATGTAAGGCTCTGCTTTGAAGCAGACAATGCCCGCGGAATTGGTGATTGCCGTAACCCCCATGCCCGGCATGGACTCAATGCCGATAACGTCGTTGGTCTGGTTGACTCCAGCACGAGGCTTAGTCTGCATGCCCACAATCGAGGCGGCAGCGCCGAAAGTTTTGGAGTTTATCCGGACGTTCTTATCGGCCTTGTCGGTCCGTATGTCCAGGTGGTCCTGTAGACCAATAAGGAGCTCACGCTGTCCGATATCTACCCACCCCGAAGTAGTACTGCTGTATTCGACGAGGACGCCGACACAAAGTTTGTGAGTGGAACTCTCGTCCACTGTGGCGTCATCAACGACGAACATCTGCCGGCCCACCATAGCCTGAGTAATGCTCGTGGCGGGTAACTTAAACACCCCCTTGGTATACGCCCGGCAGCTTACAGCTCCCTGGGTGGTTCCAAGTATGTTCTCGTAGGCGACTCCCACGAATCGGAGACCCTCAGTATCCGCTGCGGCTACGAGGTACCCCGAAACGTTAAGGCAAACGAGAGCGCCTTTGTAGATCTGAGTCGAGGCTTCCACCGGGAAGGACTGGAGTCCCCCTTCTTTGCGGGGAATCTGGGCGTCCGCTGAGAGGGCCATCGTGGGCACCCCCAGTACGACGAGCATGGTCAGGAGGGCCAAAAGCCCCGCTCTCCTGATTGCAGTAGTGAGTTTCTTCACCTTGTGTTTCTCCTCCTTTGTACTTTGGGAGCTCTTCTACTTCTTAGCCGCGTCTTCCCTCTTCGCGGCGAGGAGTTTCTCCTCGGGCACATGCAGCGTCTTGGCGATCCCCTTCTCCAGCTCGGATAGGGAGACAACCTCGCCGCCGCCCTCGTGCCCCTTGACGTTCAGGTCGGGGCCGACTTCTTCGGCCTTCTCCACGTAGACGGCGAACCCGGCGGGGTCCTTCATGGCGTAAGTGGCTGCCCACTCCCGCATCTTGGGGGTGATCTTCTTCTTGGCGAGGGCGGCGTCCACCACTGCCAGGGCCTGAGCCTCACTCAGTTTGAGATCGGCCTTGTCAGCACGGGCTCTCTCCGACGCCAACTGTGTCTGGAGACTCGCCCCCGAGTCCTTCAGAGCCTGGACGGCTTTGAGGACGTCGTCCCCCTCGCCGATACCCAGGAGTTCCCGTAACTTCTTCTCGTCCAACTTACCCTCCTTGTTTAGTCTGTGCTGAGACGAGTTTTCCCGGTACTTGTCCTCGTCCTCCCCCATCATGGCGGACTCGAGGACCTTCCGGACCTTCGCTTTCTCCTCGTCGGACATGTCCTCCTGCTCCATTTTGCTCATGGCGCTTCGAAGATGGGACTGGTCGACTTCGCCTTGCATGTCCTTGTATGGTAGCATACGCAGTTCACGCGGCTTGGTTCTACCCCCCTCGTCCTTCTCGCCCCCCGGCTTGATGTAAGCAAAGCAACTATCCGGCAAGTTATCCATGTACTCGTCGTCCCAATCCGTGCCGCGGGACTCCGCGAATACCATTGAGGAGAGGGCTTCGGAGAGAACCACCGGTTCCATGCCCTCGAGGAACGGGCGGTTGGTGAGACAGGCGGAGACCAAGACCGGACCCACTTTCTTACCTGTCGCCTTGTCAGTGTAATCGAAGGTGAACTCCGGACTGATGAACCGGAACAGCTTCTCTCGGATCGCCTTGGCAGCTTCCGCTGTCCACTCGATTGTGGCGAAGAGCTTCCCAGGGGCAGCTCTCAGGGCCTTGACCCACCCCGCCGCCTTACCCTGTTCGGGCAGCTTGGGGTCCGACGCGAGATGGTCATAGTCGATCACCATCTCGGTAGGTGGTATCGGCCTCACCTTGCCGAAGTTATCCTGCATCTTGGAGAGAGTCTCGTCGGTGATCGTGAACTTTCCGTAAAGGGGGTGGTAGAAAGTACCGGTCCTCAGGACCTGGACGGTACCGTTAGTGGGCTCGGCGAGCTGGATAGCGTGCAACGACTCGGTGGCCTTCGCCACCCACTCCTCACCGCGCCTCTCATACTTGTTCTTGACAGCACCCCACCCCGCGATGCGGGCCTCATCTTCGCTCTTCCCCTCTTTGACCGAGGCGTTGAAGATTGAGATGAAGATCTTCTGAGCGCCCTCTGGCATGTTCTTCATGAAGTCTGGTACGTTATCCGGGAAACTGTATGGCATGTCTGTTCTCCTCCTTAGTCCACAATTATCGTTCTCAGATTCTCGACCTATCTAAATCTACCGGTGAGTCACGGGAAGGGGCTCTACGGCCGCCGTACGTCACTGCGCAGCCGGTTGCGTCGCCAGTCTACCCCCTACTTCGTCCTTATAGACATAGACCCCCACGCAGCGGCACTTGTCCCGCCCCTCACACTCCTTGTACGGAGGAACTACTTCGTCCCACTCCCCACTAGGGAATGGGTACTCGTTACCGTCGAGAGCGGCACAGGGGTCACAGGTGAACCTGTCCATGAGCGCACTGTAGACCACTCTGTCAATGTCCCCGTTGGCCCTCGCCTCATCCTCCCTACCAAGGTTGAACGCCTCGTTCACCGAGAACTGGGCAACCATCTCGAGGTCCCGGGACGAGAGGTTCATCAGGGAGGTTTCAAAAACAGTCTGGTCAACCGCTCCGGCCTTCGACTGTCTCAAGGCCTCCCAGGTCATGGCGGCGTGCAGCTTGGTGGCAAGAGTTTCAGTAATGGCTTTGGCCCTGGCCTTGAGCATCTCGACGGGAGTAGGCTTGTCGACGGGCTCAGCCATCTTCCGGGTCCCCCTCTGCCTCTTCAACTCCGCCGCCACCTGGCCCTTACCGAAATCGAAGAGGTCGACTAGGACTCGGTAGATGGTGGCCTCCATCTGGTCTCGCCAGGGGATTTTCGTCTCGAGAAACTTACTAAGCCTGCCCTCCCGAATATCCCTCGCCGCCGTCTCCGAGATTAGGGCCACCTGTTTTCGCTGGACCTGACTGGCCGCCCGGACCAACTCTTGCTGGGACCCGTCCAGCTTCTTCTCAATGTCCTCGACTGCCATGTAGATCTCGCACCCCTTCGGTGCCCTTTGGGGAACGGGCTCGGCGAACCTCATCTTCTCATTAGGGGACGGAGGAGAGGCGGGAGTTGTGCGGGGGGGAAACTTGAGTAGTCTACGCAACTCGTCCTCAATGCCCCCGTCGGTCTGGAGGGCTCCGACGTTCACGAGCTGGGCCACAGCCGAGGCGTAGCTCAATATCTCCCACTTCTCGAGGCCGGACATGGTCAGCTTGGGGTACCCCTTCGCCTCCCAATTGTAGTCGACCATCTGGGGAATAGCGTACCGGTTGATGGTACTACAGATACTGCCGCCTACGGCTTTGAGCGCCATCAGGAAGAACCCCGACTGGTCGACGGACTGGGCGTAGCTGCCAACAGCGTTGGCCCCGAGGTTCATGAACTGGAGTAAGATGCTCCGAGCGATCTGCAAGTCATGGTGCTCGATCGACTTGATGGTGTCGTGGAGCTGCCCAGTCACCCCCTTGAGGTCGAACGAGAACCCCTCGGGTAGAGCGACATAGCTTCTCTCGTGGGTATGCAGGCTCTCACCCATCTTCTCGATCTTGCCCCTGTCGCTGTCCACCCCCTCAGTCGTAGCCGTCGAGGGGAGAGTGAATACCGCAACCCCGACGCCATGTCTCTCGGCGGCGATCCCGTCGATCTTGTAGAGCACGTCCTTGTAATACCAGTGTTTGTAGGCCGCCCTCAGCAGAGAGATACCAGCGAAGTCGGAACCCTCCCGGTCCAGCGTAAAGAGGAGTAGCTTCTCGACGGGGATCTTGATGAACAGATAGGCATTCCCCTTGTAAACCTGTTGGGTGATGCTCTCAAGTCCCCCCTCGAGATCCGCATTCCACTCAAACACGGTCTTCTGGAGTCTCGGGGCCAGCTTCCGGTACCGGTA